TGATCTTCCCACATTTGATATTGAATATTTGTTTTTAAATATTCGTGCTAAGTCTATCGGTGAAGATATTAAATTAACTGTGACTTGTCCTGATGATGGTGAAACAAAAGTTCCAGTTACAATATATGTGGATGAAATCAAAGTCATTAGACCAAAAGATCATAATATTGATATTGTTTTAGATGATAAGATGTCTCTTCGCATGAAGTATCCATCACTCAATCAATTTATTGAAAGTAATTTTGATACAGAAGATGAAGCAGAGACAATAGTTGATAAAACTTTTAGAGTTGTTGCAGATTGCATGGACACTATTTTTGATGGGGAAGATGCATGGGAGGCAAAAGATTATTCTGCACAAGAGAGACTTGACTTCGTACAACAGTTGAACTCACAACAATATAAAAAGGTTGAAAAGTTTTTCTCAACAATGCCTAAATTATCACACACCATTGAGGTTGTGAATCCAAATACAAAAGAAAAAGGGAGTGTCGTTTTGGAGGGTCTAGCCGATTTTTTCGGTTAAGTATTGCAAGGGAGGATCTTGAATCCTATTACCGTATCAATTTTGCTCTCATGCAATACCATAAATATAGCTTGACGGAACTCGAAAATATGATTCCTTGGGAAAGAGACATTTATACATCTCTTCTTAAGCAATATATTGAAGAGCAAAATTTAAAGAACCAACAACAAGAGGGCGTCCAAAGGTATGGATGAACAAGATAAAAAAATAAATGTAGGGAGTTTCTTCGAGAGAAATGATTTAATCGATGAGGTGGCGAGTGCTGCTATACCAACATCAAATCCTGCCATGACTGCTGTTGGTGCTAATAAATTATTAATTGAAAGTTTGCAAACTTCAATCGAGACAATGCAAACACAAATTAGAGATATTGCAAATTATATAATTATTGAACATAAACTACAGAAAGATGAAAGAGAAGATAAACTTTTAGAAGAAGAGGATGCAAGACAGAAACAAGAAATGAAAGACAGAGCCCTTGCTTTAAGGGGTGCTACAGGAGATAAAGGTGATAGAGGAGCTAAAGGAGAGCCTGGTGAATTTGGTCAAGAAGGTGGTGGTGGAAGTTTCTTAGGTGGTCTCATAAAAGCGTTAGCGATAGGTGGTACTTTGATTGGTGCTGCTAAACTTTTAGGGCCAGTTCTTCTACCAATGCTCACAAAAGGAGTATTTACAAAATTAATCCCTGCTCTTGGAAAAGGTTTAGTCGTTGGTTTTAAAAATCTTGGTGGAGTTATTGCAAAGGGACTTACTGGCTCTTTAGGAAAGTTACCTATTATTGGTAAGGCTATTGGAGGTCTTGCATCAAAATTAATCGGTGGAATTACTTCAGTTGGAACAAAAATCTTATCTGCTATAGCTGTTCCTCTAGGTCTTGGTGCAATGTTTGGTGGTGGTTCTGTACAAGCGTCAGAATCTAACATGTCTCTCACACCCACCGAAGAAGTTCGTGATGACAAAAAATTAGTTGAGGAGGATAAAGATAAAGAAGAAGTTGTTGAAAAAAGAAGTCTTGGTAGTCGTATCTTAGGTGGCGTTGATGCCTTATCTGGTAATTTATTAGACTTAGACAAAAAAGGTGGAGAAACTTTTGGTATGGGTAGAGTTTATGGTGGTGTCTTAGATGCTGTGACATTTAATAAATTTGATTTTGATAAGAAAAACGAATCAGTGGAAGCAGATGATCTGACATTTAAAGATATTAATCAATTAAAGTCAGCTGTTACTACTAATTCAGCTGCGATTCAAACAATATCAAATCCAACTCCACAAACTGCAAGGAATACAAATTCTCCTGTGACGGTTCAAAACAGTAAACCACAAGTAACATACACGGAAATAAAGACAACGAAACCTGCTATACCTTTTATTAACACTCTAGGAAATCAATATCTATCTTTGTCTCCTCATACGAATAAATTGCCACCAGAAATCGCAAGAATGATTCAATAATGGAAAATACCTTTCTTATTACCAAGTGTATGTTACTTCCTAGTGAGGGATCCTCATTACAGGAAGAATATGACATAATCGCTGGAAATCCAATCATTGACTACTATGAAAGTATTGAGAGTCCATCTATATCAATGACTATTACTTTTATTGATATTGACCAAGTGATAGGTCGTAAGGGAATAACTGGTGGAGAGTATGTTGATTTGATAGTTAAAATTGATGATGAGGATGCAGATGATTTTAAAATCATGCACAATAAACAAAAGATGATATTAAATTCTGTTAGAAACATGGTAACAGAATCTAACAAACAGGTAGCGACTTTAGAGTTTGTATCAGTTGAAACACTTGTGAATGAAACTGCAAGAGTTAATAAAAAATATACTGGTAATATTTCAGATATTGTAAAGGAATTGCTCGTCCAAGATACAAAAGGAATTCAAACAGCTAAAAAATTATTTGGCCCTGTGGATGAAAGTCTTAATGGAGATAATGTCAAAAAAGATAGAGCAACTAACTCTTACTCATTCGTTGGCAATTTAAAAAGACCATTTGATACAATTCAATGGTTATGTCCAAAAGCACAGTCAGCTACAGATGATTTTGGTTTTTTATTTTATGAAACTTTAGATGGTTATCATTTTAGATCAATTAAAAGTTTGTTAGAACAGGATGCAGTAACATACCAACAAACAGATACACAAGGCATATCTAATAAAATTTTACAAAATAATTTAAATCAAACCAATGATATTGGAATGAACATGAGAATGGGAATGTATGCTAATCGAACAATATATATTGATATTGAAAATCAAACTACTGAAACTGTTGATTTTAAAGTTGATGAAATAAAAACAAAAAAGAAAGCTACTTTACCATCAAACATTCAAAATTATCCAACTCGTCTCATGGTCAGAGTTGATGACGTTGGAGTTGCACAAGTCGGAGCGGCAAAGACAGATGTTCAACCTAAAAGTGAACTTGCCAAGTATCAAAATAAATCTTATATTAGGAATAACTTACTATTCTCACAGTCTCTAAGTATTTCAATCCCATTAAATACAACATTAAGAGCTGGTTTTGCACTTGATATTAGATTACCTCTTAAACAAGAAAATGGAGACGCTAACGTAGACTCTTATGGTAATGATAGAAGTAATGACCCAAGTGGAAGATATTTAATTGGTGAGTTAAGACACCTTATTGGTGGTGGAAAGTCTGAAACACAACTCAAATTAATTCGTGATGTGTTCACTGTAGATAAAACTGGAATCACAGACACAGGTGAATTGGTTCGTGCTGATAATCGACAGTATGGAAACACTTGGCCAGCAGGTTCTAGGTAAAACGCTTAAATAAAAGAAAAAGGAGAATCAAATGAAATCAATCGAAGATCACATTGAATACGACAAAAAAATTGCTGACGACCCACAGGCGAATCCAGCAGCAAGAAGACATGCTAAGGAAGAACTACATGAACTTGAAGAGTATGTAGAGCATCATAAAGAAGAAATTGAAGCAGGCGATCATCATGATCCAAACGCACTCGAATTATTCTGCGATATGCATCCAGATGAGCCTGAGTGCCTAATATATGACGATTAATTAAATGTATCAACCATCAGCTACAAACTTCATGGGGAGAGACCCAATGCAATGGTGGATCGGTCAAGTTACCGATCCAGAGAAGGGGAAGTGGGGTGACGCTTTGGAAGTAACAAGAGCTGATGAAGACTATAAAAATGACATCTATTCACATCGATGTCGTGTTCGTATTGTAGGATACCACGGATGTGAAGATGATTTAAAAGATGAAGATTTACCCCTTGCACATGTTCTTTTACCACCAAACACTACGACCACTGGCGGTAGTGGTGAAACAATGCAATATCAAGGTGGAGAAGTTGTGGTTGGATTTTTCTTTGATGGTGCTGATGGTCAACAACCAGTTATATTCGGAACTTTATTCAGACAATCTTTTATCAAAGATGAATTAACATCGGCAGAGTACAATGCAAAAAAACAAACATGTTTTAAACCTTGGACTCCACCGAAAGTTAAGAGTAATCTTGGCAAAAATCAAGTTAGTGTAAATTCACCACCTGATTTTGCATTTAATGATGGTAATGGAACTGTTGCAAATAATCAAGTAGAGGATTCTACTAATGTTAAAGTAGATAATGCTACTGCATGTCAGGATAATGAAGTAACAAAGATAAGAAACGTAATCAAGGATTTTACTCAAAAGTTAGAAACATTACAAGCATTAAATTCAACAAATACTTTTGTGAATCCTATCTATGGTGGTATTGTTGATATTCAGTCAGAACTCAAGTTAACATCAAATAAACTTCAAAACTCGATGACTAAGTTAGTTCGTCGTGGTCGTTCATGGGTGATACAAGATACTTTAGATAAGATGTCAAAAACATTAAAAGATAAAGTACCAAAACCACTACAAGCTCCAACCGCTGAGGCTACAAACGCATTAGTTAACACCATGTTCTGTAATTTTGAAAAAATACAGGACGGATTATTAGATTATCTCTTTAAAAGTTTGGAGAATATGATTGGACAAGTATTAGATGTACCTCTTTGTGGTATTGAAAATTTCTTGAGTGACATGTTTGGTCAGATTAATAGTATTTTAGATTCAAGTCTTGGAAGTATGTTTGATCAATTAAATTCGATTCAAGGTGGTGGAATTGCTTTACCAAGTAAAACATTCTCAAAGGCTCTTAAATTTGCGAATATCGTTGATAGTCTTCTTGAGTGTGATGCACAAAACTGTCCACCAAACTCAACATTCTCTACAAAGGGTGGACTTTCATTTGCTGGTGATGATGATCTTTCTAATGTCATTGGAAAGATGGGAATAAGTTCTCTACTTGACCCTCTCTTAGATACTTTAGATGGTGCAATTCCAGCAACACCATCAAGACCAGATTGCAGCACAAATGTTCTTAAATGTGGCCCACCAAGAGTTGATTTTCTTGGAGCTCTTCCTTTAGGTGGTCAAGGTGCAACTGGAAGTCCAATTATCAATGTTCTTGGTCAGGTGATTGGTGTTTCTCTTGGATTGCCTGGTTTTGGATACAAAGAACCACCTTTAGTTTCTTTCTTTGATAATTGTGAAAATGGTTTTGGTGCTGCAGGCTACCCAATTATGGGTAATGTGTCTCCTTTACGTTACACTGAGTCTGACAGACAGAGAGATTTGTTATCTTCGGATCAAAAAATAATTCCTGATAATAAATCAGTTGGTGATATTGTTTTTGATAATGATGAAAACTCATCTAAAATAAATGATGTTGGATTAAATGTTACAGGATCAGATTTACCTATCTATGTTGCAGATCCAAATGGAACTGAACTTGGTGTGGTTGATGTTGTTATAACTAATCCTGGCCAAGGATATTTACCAAATACAACAGAGACTGATATCGATGGAAATGTAAAAGAAATACTTCCAGATCCAAATGGAAATTATGATGGTGAGGTTTCTTATGTAACTTCATTAGCTGACGTTATTGTGCAGAATACAGGATTCGGATATTCTGATGGTGATACTGTTACAATTGGTGGTGGATCTGTTGGATCTAGTTTAGGCGTAGGTGATGAAACTGACGCTGGTGCTGGTGCAGTTCAAAGTCCTGGCCAAGCAGAGGTTGAGTTAAACATTCAAAACGGTTTGATAGTTGGTGCAAATGTTGTCAATGGTGGATTTGGATTTACTTCACTTCCAGATATAACGATAAATAGTGACACTGGAGCTCTTGCTAAGTTGACACCAGTTCTCAAATTTACTAAAATTGATGATGCGTCTCAACTTGCTCAAATATCACAAGACGCTGTTATAACCGTAATTAGTTGTATCGAAAAATAAATGTCAAACGCACCAGAAGATAAAAAAAATATCTATAGGAAAAATTCTCCAAGATTTTGCTTTCAAAGTGGACAAAAGAGTATTCATGGTGATAAAAACTTTGAAGTTCAAACACAGGAAGCACAATCTTTTGCATTTCATGCTAGCACAGGAGAGGGTGCATCTGAGGGAGGTGGGCCTGGGACTGGTAAAGCAGTTCTATATACGCCAGGACTATCTTGTGAAGTCTTAGGTGAAGGATTAAAAGTTAGAGAATCTGGTGATGTTATTCAACTTCCAGCAAAAATTATAAAATGCAAGAGAGGTGATACAATTATAGAATGTGAGAATGGAGATATCACGTTAAGAGGAAGAAATATTAATATTGAAGCAGTTGGTGGTGGACAAGACGGTATTGTCAATATAAATGGAAATAGAATTATAGATCTTAATTCTCCAGACATAAGACTTCAAGCCGAAAAGATATTGATAGATGGTAAAATTAATGTTAATATAATAAGTAACGGATTTTTCCAACTTAGATATGGATTTGCCATGGCCGCAGCGGAAGCTGATATGAATTTCGGTGCGATGGCAAAAGTTTTGGAGAAAGCAACCACAGTTTCACCACCTACATTAAACTAATGCACATACTTAAGACACAAACAGATAAATTAATTGTAGGAACGAATGATGTCTCTTACACTGCACCAGACACTTCACCAACTGGAACTACGGTGTTGAATGGCCCTGTTTATATTGGAAAACCATCGGCTGCACCATCATATGATGGTGCATTGAATGTCGCATCAAATGGAGCTACTCAACAACCATTTGATACTCAACCAGCATATCAATCAGACCTAGCAATTAAGGCTGATGGTAATTTAACTGTTGCTGGTGATGGTAAAACTGCAAATGCTTTACTTATAAGTGGTGGTTCATCTGTTGACACCGTTCATGTCATAGGTGATATGTTTGTAAGTGGCTCAGTTGATTGTGGTAACAAAGGTAGACTCGCTGCTAGATTTGGTGTTGCTGACTCGATTCCAAAACCTTTTGATCTAAAACACCCAACAAAGGGTGAAGGACATAGACTTCGTTATGCTTGTATTGAGGGCCCAGAGGCGGGAGTTTACTATCGTGGCAGATTAAAGGAATCAAATGTAATTCAATTACCTTACTATTGGAAAGATTTGGTTCACTCTGATAGTATTACTGTTCAATTACAACCAATTGGATCAAATCAAAATCTTGTGATTCAAGAATTTAATAATGAATTCATTGTCATTGCAGAGGATTCAACTAATACTGATTTAATTACTGATCTATCAACTATTGATTGTTTCTATCATGTGTATGGTGAAAGAATAGATGTTAATCCCTTGATAGTTGAGTATGAAGGTAACAGTTGGGAAGACTATCCAGATCCAAACTTTAATCCAAATAAAGTTGATACTGATAAGAGGAATACAAAAGATCCTCGATTCTCTGGCCCACCAAATACATTTACAAGATGAAGTTGATTTACATTCAAGATGATTTTTTAGATCCTAAATTATGCCAACCATTCCTAGAACTGTATGATAAAAAAGATAGTTTTCTTGAAAGTGTAACTCATTCTAATCCTCATGAAAGTCTTACCTTCAATCCAGATATACCTAAATTTGATTTTGATGGAAACTATGGCGCTAAGTATTTGGGAGGAAATGTAGATCCAATTCATCTTACTGAATCTAAGGATGAACTTTTTAGTAGTGTTATTAATGATGTAACTAATCTATGTAAAATTTTTGATGACAATATAAAATTACAATATGTTGGAGTTGTCAGATGGCCAATCGGAACTTTTATGAAACCTCATATTGATGACAATAATATTCATGAACCTGATATATTTGCTGCGATGCTTTATTTGAATGATAACTTTACAGGAGGATCTACAATGTTTGAAGATATTGAAATCAAACCAAAGCCAGGCAAATTAATTATATTTTCAAACAATAAACATTTACATTATGTAAGTGAAGTTGGTGGTGCTGAAAGATTTGTATTATCATTTTGGTATAGTAGACCGAATGCCAACGTATAGACACAAAGACACTGGTAAAAGATTCTTTTTCATTCATATTCCAAAGACTGCTGGTAGATTTTTACAGGAAAATTTTAAGTTAAATGGATTTGAACCAGAACAACTTATCTGGAAACATGTGGATGGAATTGAAATAGCTCACTTTCATAGAAAACTTTACCAAAAGCATCTAAATATAAAAGACATTAAACATGTAACAATTGTTAGAGATCCTCTTCAGAGATACCTCTCATTGAAAACTCATAATTACCCAGAAAACGAAAACTGGTTGAGACCGCAAGTTGATTATGTAACAGAAGAAACTAACATTTGGAAGTTTGAGGATGGTTTTGATGAAAAATTTTCTACATGGTTAAGTGAAGTGTTGGAAATACACATCAAAATAAAAGAGTTAGACTCTGATTATACATATAATGAAAAAGGTCAAAAACTTTTTCTTGAGTATAAAGATCCTAATTATAAGAAGATTGAAAGCACTGATGAGATTGTAAGTCATGTTAAATCTTTTTATCAAGAGGATTACA